TTAGCTACCCACCGAGGGGGTGCTGGGTTCGTCGGCTTCTTCGGTGACCAGCTGTGACATGCGAGCCAGCATAGCATTCACCGACGCCGCGGTGATGCCCACCGACCTGGTGCCACCGATCGGCGCCTTGACCAGCTCGCCGCGCGCGCACAGCCGGTAGATCGTCGCCGTCGACAGGCCCAATGCCTCTCGCGCTTCATGCACTCGATACAGCAGCTTCGGCGCCGCCGCCGGTGCTTGGTGTTGGGCTGCGTGTGCCATCACATCTCCTTTCCGATCTCGGCGGCGGCGCGGACGATGGCGCGGCGGGTGGCCTTGTAATCATCTACGCCTCGAGGTTCGTGTATGCCGTCGGCGGCCACTGTATCGCTATAGCTCTCGATGTCTATGCCAAGTTTCACCGCCAGCCGCAGCGCATCGCCATCCGTCTTGAGTGGGTTCCACATCGCGCCTCCGGTCAGCATGATTCCCTCTAGGTCATAGGGGAAACCAGAGCCCTTTTTCCCGCCAGCTTGGAAAAGATACGAACCTTCCAAGCCGGCCGCCTTCGCCGCCAGCTCCAGCATTTCACGGTCATTCATCGTGTACCTCCAAAGTCTGCCCCGAGATGCGCCCGGTTTCCTTGAGGGCTTCGAGCTGCAGCAGGGCGTGGTCGTCGCTGATGGCGTAGATGTGGCATGCATAGGTGCCGTCAGGGCTGTCGAAGTCGACCGCGTAGGGATGCCACACGCGGCCCTGGGCGTCCTTGAAACTGGTCGGGTAGGGGATGTGGTCAGGCATGGGCGTCTCCTCCCTCGGTGGGCTGAGCGAGCCCAGTTAGCGTCTTGACTGTGGTTTCCAGCGCATATACCCGCTGCTGCAACTCGCCGACACGGGCATGCTGTTCCTGGTATGCCTCGCGCCAATAGCGCAACTCATCGGCCACTCCGGCCTGGGCTTTGCGCTTGGCCTTGTGGACCTCGGCTCGAAACCTGGCGCGGGTCTGCGGGCGCTTAAGATCGAGGAAGTCCTGTAGCGACATGTTGGCGCGCAGGAATTCGTCGTAACTTTCGACCGGGTGCAGCGTGCGGAACCGGATGAACGACACGATGCCGCACCGGATGAGCGTGAGCGGTACCGTGTCGGCGTGCCCGAACAGGTTGCAGCGCTTGATGCCGAAACCGGTAAGTCCGAATTGCGTCACAAAGCTCATTCGCGTTCCCCTTGTTCGGGCTGGGTGGCGCGCTGCTGGCGGTCGGCCAAGACTGCGGCGGCACGCAGCTCTTCAACCTCCGGACGCGTGAACCACACTTGGTCACGCCCGTCGATCTTGGGCAGCGGCGGCAGCACCACGGCACCGGCGTGACCTTGCATTTCCGTCGATCCGTCAACCTGACTTCCTTGCAGATTCGGCGATTCGTCAACCAGCGGCGCAGGCGGATGCACAGCGCACGGATGGCGCAGGGAGCCGTCACCGCTGGGGCAGGAGCAGGTCCGCGCGTCCTTGGCCGCCTGGGGCTGCTTGAGGGCGCGGATAGCGTCAGCGCAATCTCTGGACGTCATGGGGTTGGCGTGGTTGTCCATGCTGTCGCAGATGGCGGCGGCTTCCTCCAGCGCCGCATTGCGCACGTCCTCGGCGTCCGTCTCCGGAAGCGAGCCGTAGAACTTGCCCATATCGAACGACTTTTGCAACGCCGCCTGCACCTGCCCGGCGCTGGCCTGGGGCGCGGCATAGAGCGGCATTTCGTCATGCTCTGCGACGTGGTCGGCCGGCCGCCAGTACACCCAGGCGTCGCTGCCTTCGTCGCGCACGCTTTCCAGCACATCTTTCTCGATCCAGCAGACTGGCTGCGCCTCCCCGGCTACAGGGGCGCTTGCCAGGGCAGCGCGGGCTTGCCAGCCTTCCCAGCGCGTTTTGTGCTTGATGGCATCCCAGGCGTTGTAGTCGGTTGAGGCATAGCCGTTCCCTATCCACTGGCAGTGAACCGGCACCGGGAAGTTCGCCTCAAACGCCGCCCGCTCATCGGCTACAGGGGCGCGCAGCTTGGACAGCAGGGCTTTGATAGCGTCGATCCTGGCGCGCACGCTTTCCGCCATTGCCCCGGCGCAAGCGCCATCGGCGGCGGCACGGCCGAAAAGATAGCCAGCGTCGGCGTGAATTTCGTTCAGGCGCTGCACGATATCGTCTTGATCGGCCGCTTGGGCGGCGTTGTTCTCTTTCATGTTGGTTCCTTATCTGCTGTACCGCAGCCATTCGGCAGATGCCAATGCGGGCACCACAGCCAGGGGTTGTCGGGTTCTTCGGTATCCCAGGTCCATCCGTCAGGCAGCGGGTGCAGTGTCGGCGGTGCCTTCCCGCATACCGCGCAACCCGCCCACATCAGCGTCACCAGATCCTTGTCCATTCTGGTATTCCTCAAACGTCTTGGGATTGCCGCAGCGGCAGATGCGCGGCCAGCAGGGGTAGCAGTTCCAGGCATTGCCCTGGGCGGCGTTGTTCTGGTTGGTCATTTCATCCACCATTGAGCATAAGTTCGTGGTAGGCGGCGCCCAGCAGTTCGCGGCCACGCTTGAGGACGTTCCCCCTGGTTCCGATGAGATTGAGGCCGATCATGATCTTCGTGAGGGTATGGCCGCAGCCGTAGCCCGCCGCCTTCTTGAGCACGCCGATTTCGATCAGCTTGCGATGGTCGGCGCCGCCGAAATTGGTGCCGAGAAAGGCGATCTCCAATTCGCGCTCGCTGACAACCTTCGTTGTGTCGGCCATGCTCACCCCCCCGCGCCCTGGCCGCTCTGCTGGGCGGCCGGCTTCATGAACGTCAACCAGTGGGTGTCGGCGCGCTTGCCGCTGGGGTGGCCGAACAGCGGTTTGTGCGGTGTCAGCGCCAGGATCTGCGGCGTGCGGATCTGGATCGCGTTCCACTTGAAGATCAGGACGCCTTCGGGCTTCAGGACGCGAAAGCACTCGGAGAACCCGCGCCGCAGGTCGTCCTGCCAGTCGTCACCCAGGATTCCGTACTTGGCGCGCAGCCAGGAATCCTGGCCAGCGTGCCGCAGGTGCGGAGGATCGAACGCCACCAGCCGGAAAGATTCGTCCGGGAAAGGCATCTCGCGGAAGTCCATTTTGAGGTCGGGCGTGATGTTGAAAGCCCGTCCATCGCACAAGGTGTGCGCTTCGCTGCGGATGTCGCCGAACAGGGCGCGCTGGTCCTGGCGGTCGAACCACATCATGCGGCCGCCGCAGCAAGGATCGAGAACAGCCTGATCCATCACGCATCCCCCTTACGTTGGGCTGCAATGGCGTCGAGGGCAGAGCCGGCCGTCTCGCGCCAGTCAGAGCCATGTTGCAGATAATGGCCCAGCAGGAAGTGAATCACCGCCGCCTGCTCGTGCTCGGACTTGCGCTTGATCTGTTTGCCATCCGCCCGCAGCAATTCTGCCAAGTCCGCGCATCTGAAGTTGGGCCGCCCGAGGATGTCGGCAAGATCGTCGTTGAGCGGCGGCAGCACGGGCCGCGCGTCGCCAGCAGCGGGAGCGCGAGAACCGACCCATTCGGCCAGATATTCGAAGCAGCGGCGGAACTCGACCCAATCCGAACACAGCCGAAGATCGCCGCCCTGGCTTTCGAACGGGTACGCCTCGAGCCGATCAGCCAGCACACGGCCATTCACGATGGCGCCGCTCGGGAAGCTGGAATCCTCCACCGTGGATACGCCAGGGGCAGCGGGAGCGGGGCGGCAGGTCTTCACGTATTCCTCGATCCCCGGAATGTCCTGGAAGGCGAACACGAAGCCGCGACCCTCGCAGCACTCGCATTCCTCCTTGAACTCCTGCACGTCGGTTTTGCGCTCGGCGACCTGGTGCTTGACGTATACGTGGCCGGAGCCGTCGCATTCGTGGCAGGTCAATTCCCAGTCGCGGGCGGGCTGGTGTTCCTCCACCGTGGATACGGGGGATGCAGGGGCGGCGGGCAGCGGATGCGCGCCGCTGTAAATGCAGTGCGATCCCTGCCACACGCCAACGCTGACGCCGCGCGGGTCGTGGTCCACGGTGACGGTGATCGGGGATTCGGGGGTGTTGGTTGACATGTCAGGCTCCAGTGGCGCGCGCGGCGCCGGCTTCGAGTTCAGCCTTGATCTGTGTCTGGCGGATCAGATCCTCGGCGTCGTCGCGGTTCATCAGGGCGCCGATGCGGCGCAGGGTCGGCAGCAGCGTTTTCACGCGCTCCATCAGGGGGTGATCGATCGGCGCGCCGTTGGCCAGGCGCACGGCCACCTGGCGCAGCGCGGAGACATCCAGCGTCTTGCCGTGGCGCGTCGCCCACATTTCGAAGAAGTCCGCGACGCCGTCCACCGCGCCCGCCGCGGGATAGGCGAAGCCGTCGCCGTGGCTGCGCAGGATCGCTTCGCCCTGCACCGAGTCGACGGTTTCGTGGATCTCGATCTGGCGCAGCCAGTCTTCCAGCGGGCCGATGGCGTTTTGCGACTTCACCAGCATCGGGATGACCGTGGGGCGCTTCACGTAGCGCTTGTGGCGGCGGGGCTTGCGGGCGTGGGTCATGTCCTTCTCGGTATCAGGTGGCCAGGCGCCGGCGGCGGTGGGGGTGCTTGAGGTAGCCCGCCGCCGGGCCGGCCAAAGGGTTACGCCGCTTCCGGCTCCAGGTTCAGGCCGAGCGTGCCCTGCTTGTCGACGGCGGGCGTGACGGTGATGTCCACCTCGCCGCCCAGGACCTCGTACAGGCGCTTGATCTGCTCGCCCGAGGGGTTGCACTTCACCCGGAAGCCGTAGCGCGCGCTGCCGCCTTCCAGAAGGTCGACCGAGAAGTGGTCGACGTCGGCGGTTTCGAAGTTGATGTCCGACGCGCCGCCCAGGCCGAAACCGATCACGACCGCGGCGCCCTTGAGTTCGTGCTTGAGGCGCAGCGCGCCGATCAGGTCGCCGAACTTGCGCACGGTCAGCGCGTCGGCCGGGCTGCCTTCGAAGATCTCTTCCTGATTGGGCGGCGTCTCTTCGCGGCGGTACAGCGCGTCGCGCAGCACCGGATGGAACATGGCCAGGTGGCCGTTGCTGGCGGTGAAAGCGATCTTCAGGTCAGCGCCGCCGACCTTCTCGTCGCCGTGGTTCTCGGGGCGCACGTTCAGGTGCGCGAGGGTCACTTTCTGGCTTTCAAGGCTGAACATTCGTCAGTCTCCTTGGGTGCTACGTTGGGAAAGGGTCAGGCGGCAAGCTGCGTGAGCTGCTGGTGAAAGCGCGTCACGCGGCGCTCGAAGTCGAGCAGGTCGGCCTCCAGGGCCTCGATCGCGTCGTCGTCGCGCGTGATGCGCACGATGGTCAGCTTGCGGCCGATGGCTTCCAGGTCTGGCGCCCACAGCACCAGGTCGACCCACTGGCGGCCCAGCAGCCACATGGCGCCGTTGCACTGGTCGACGTATTCGCTGATGTCGCCGGACACGACGGCGGTGAACAGGGTGTTGGACGACACCATGGTCTTGATCTCGACGATGCCGTCTTCGTCGACCAAGCCATCCACGCTGACCCCGAACTTGCGGTCGTCGGTGGTGATGAATCCCGCTTCTTCGACAAACCGGCCGGTGGCGGCCTCGTAGGCGGCGCGGGCGTGCGGCTCCTGCTCGGTGCCGAAGCGCATGGCGCCGTTCACGAACACCTCGGCCGCCTTGCCGCCGGCGCGCTCGCGGGCCACGTCCATGGCGTAGTTCAGGCAGTTCTTGGACGGCTCCTTGCTTTTCAGCCGGTCGCGGCAGTCCTTGAACCGGCTGCCGGTGATGACGCCGCGGCGCGCCTCCAACCATTCGGGCGAGCCCTGTGGGTCCTTGTGGAAGATCAGGTCCATTTACTTTTCCTCCTGCTTGAGCATGGCCCGCTTGTCGGCGTAGGCCTTCTTGAAGGCCGAGTACACGGCCAAGTTGTTGAATTTCTCGATGGCTTGGCAGCCTTCCTGCCAAACGCGGGCAGCAGCATCCAGCGTTTCGGCCTGGGCGATCCGGCTGATCCATTCGTCTTTCAGGTCTTCGGCGGCGTGGGCGGCGCCGTTCCCGTCGTTGTCGTCTTTCTGTTCGGACAGTCCCGTGATCGCCTTGAGCGTGTAGCGCTCCAAGTAGGTCTTCGTGCTGGCGCGGGCCTGAATGGCGTTCTTCGCGCCACCAGCGTCAGGCGGGCCGCCCATCGAGACGCTTTCCTCGTGGCCTCCCACATGGCGCAGGTAGCAGGTCACCTCCATCCAGTCCTTTTCGTCGCGCGTAAGCTTCCAGGACGACGACAGGCCATGCTTGGAAAGCGCCGGCGTGACCGCATTGACGACGTCGTGCAGCTCGGCGTAGGCCTTCCCCTTCAGGGGGCCATCCGTGACGTCCTTGCCCTTGATGATCTTGACCGCCTCGGCCTTGAAGTTGGCGAACGCCTCGTCGTAGGCCTTCTTGGCCTCGGCCTTGGCCCAGCGCTCCTGCAGGTCCATCATCTTCTCGACCTGTTCCAGCGTGGCGCCTTGCTGCACGGCGGCCAGCATCATGCCCATGGGCGAATTGGCGGCCAGCGCGGGCAGATGGCCGGGGTTCGGTTCGGGGCGGGGGGCCACTTCGCGGGCCGGGGCGTCGATGATTTCGGTCATGGCTTCCTCAGTAGGTGATGCGGATGTTGGGGATCTGGCCCTTGGCGATCAGCTTGATCGCCTGCTTGGCGCAGTCCTCGGGCATGCCCCCCTGGACGAACGCATCCAGGGCCGCGCGGTTGATGGCGGCCTTGTGGGCCATGTCTTCCTCTCGGCGCGCGGCTTCGGCAGCCGCAGCGGCCTGTTCGTCGGCGATGCGCTGGCGCTCGGCGGCGGCGGCCTGCTCGGCAGCCTGACGCGCGCGTTGCTCGGCCTGCGCCGCGGCTTCCCGTTCGCGCACCGCGGCGGCTTGGCGGTCGAGTTCGGCCTGCTGCTCGGCAGCAATGCGGCGCTGCTCGGCCAGCTCGGCGTTCAGGCGGGCGGTTTCGGCGGCGGCCAGGGCTTCAGCTTCGCGGCGCGCGGCGGCGTCGCGCTCGGCCTGGGCGCGGGCCTCGGCTTCGCGTTGGGCGCGCTCGGTGGCTTCGCGGGCGATGCGCTCTTCACGTTCCTTCTGCTCGCGCTCGGCTTCGGCGGCACGCAGGCGCGCCAGTTCGGCCTGCTCCGCGTCGTACTTCTCGCGCGCCGCCAGGGCTTGCGTCAGCGCGTCCAGGGCGCGGGCCTTGACGCGGTGCGCCTCGGCCTCGTATTCCTCCCATGACGCATCCACGGCGCGGGCATTGACCTGTTCGATGGTCGCGCGCAGCTCGGCCGCATCCAGGTCGCGGTTCTCGTCGGCGCGCAGGCGGAACCATTCGATACCCTGCTGGTGGAGCTGCTGGCGCGCTTCCTCGGCGGCTTCCCACTTGGTGAGCGGCGCGCGCACCTCTTCGGCCAGCGCGTCCAGGGTGTCGCGCATGCGCTTGCGCTCCGCGTCGATGCGCTTGGGGACGTCCTTGAGTTCGTCGACCAGCTGCTTGCCCAGGGCGTCCAGCGCGGCCTTCGATTTGCGGACCTTGAACGCCAGGCTGGCGGTGGCCTCGCGGCCTTTCTTGGTCGACATGTCAGGCACATGGCCGGACACTTCGGCGCGGATCTTGTCCAGCCACGGCTCCAGGCCAGAGGGCTTCGAATACACCTCCAGCGCGGTTTCCTGGGGCGGCAGTTCGGCGAGTTCGGTCGTTTGGGTCATGGGTTCATTCCTTGGCGGCCACAGCGGTCTTGCCGCAGCCTTCGCAGGCGGTGATGGTGGATTGGGCGTCCAGCGTCGGGCCCAGCACGCCGGTGAGGGCGGCTAGCATCACAGCACCGCCGGCGATGCCGACCCATTCGTAGCGGTCGAGGCCCAGCAGGGCGCGCAGGAGGCGGCGGATCATTGGGCACCTCGCGCGGCGAGCAGACGGGCGCGGATTTCGTCCGCGTTTTCCTTGTCGGTGATGACGAATTGATGCTTGGCGGCCTCGGCCTTCCAGTACTGCTCCACTTTCAGGCCGGGCTGCATCATTCGGTCGTAGGTGTAGCTGCCGGTGATCCTGGCGATTTCAGGGCGCGTAATGAAGTGGTCCCACTTCATGACCAGGAACGGGCCTTTGCCGGCGGCAATCGCATCGCTGACCAGCGACGGCTGCGGCGCGAGCGCCCACACCGTGCGCGGCAACGGCTCGAACGTCTGCTTGCCGGCCTCTTCCCAGCCCTCCAGCACCGTGCCATCCCAATTGCCATCGCGGACGATGAAGAAGAATTCACGGTCGCCGAAGGTCAGGACGCCCTCGGCGCGCACATTGATGGCGTCGATGCGGTCCCGGCTCAGGATGCTGACGTGCTGCGGGTGGTAGTCGTCACCGCATTGGGCGGTTTCGCAGATCATCTGCATCACGTTGTCGCGCTCCTCGGCGGGAATGTCGCGTTCAAACGCAGCTTCCACGGTCAGAACTTCGCTCATGCATTTCTCCTACGGCGCGCTGCAATCTCGTCGCCGATCAGTGCAATTGCGTAAAGGGCAGCCAAGCCCCACATGGCGTAGGCCATCACAGGTAGGCCTCCAGCTCGTCGGGGTCCATTTCCTGGATCAGCCGGTTGGCCTCGGCGTGGATGTACTGGCGCAGCACCGTGCGGATGTTCGCGCCCGCGCTCGGCACCGTTTGGCCATCCAGCAACGTGATGGACGTGCCGATCTGCAGCTTGCCCAGCTGGTCCATCAGGCACGCCGCCCAGATGGCCGCGGACTGGCCGTAGGCGCCGGCCGTCTCGTTGTAGAGGCAGGCCAGCACAGCCTTTACCGCGACGTCTTCCGTCACGCTCGGCAGGTCCTCGTCGGGCGGGTCATAGGGCAGCGTGTAGGGCGACGCGGTGCGCGACGGGTCATCACCCAGGCGCTCGAAGGATTGGCGGGCGTTCATGATCAGTTCCTCGACGCGCGGTCGGCCTCGACGGCCATCTTGCGGTAGTGCACGGCGGTGGCGTACTCGGCGAACAGGCTGGGCCAGCTCGCGGCGATCTTGATCTGGTTGACCGGGTCCGCCGCGCGCCACAGCAGCGCCAATTGCTTGGCGAAGTTGCCGCCGGTCACCAACATCTCGGCCACGATCTCGTCGGTCGTCGCATTCGGCTTGTTGAGGGTTTCCATGGTCGTCTCCTTGCCCCGGCACCCGGGGCGGGTGGGGAAGGTCAGGCGCTGTTACGGGCGATGGTCGCGCGGCACGTCTCGATGGCCGCGTCGGTGACTGCATTGCGATGCGCGGGCAGGTAGCCGATCAGGGCCATATGCGCGGTATTCAGGGCGGCCAGCAGGTCGGCGGCGTCCGGCACAGCGCGCAGGCCGTAGGCGGCGGCGAAGGCGGCCAGATCGTCGTGGCGCTCGTCGTCACCATCTGCGCGGTCTTCGATACGGATAGCGCCGTCCAGATGGACGCGGCGCACATATACCCAGTCGCCCAGATGGAACTCCGCGCCGTGGTCGGGGCCGAGAGCATCCAGCGCGCACATGGCGCTGTACACGGCCTGGGCCTGGGCGGTGGTGAGGATCAGATTGCTTGCCATGCTGTTTCTCCCGTTCTCCCCGGGGTGGGGAGGTGTTGGGAGAAAGTATAGAAAAGCTGAACCTACCTTGTCAACAAAATCTATACTACTGTGCAGAAAATGTTGATCCTCCTGCGACGCGGCAAAGAAAAAGCCGCCAAGGCGGCGGCTGTGAGTTCAGGTAGAGAAGTTCGCGACTGCTAACGCGGGTGCCGTTTTCGGCTGTGTGTCTCGTGCCAGATCAGGGCGGCGAGGCCGAATCCGATCATGCCAATAAGCGACTTACCAAACGGCAATGCTCCTAGCGTTCCGATCCAAAGTAGAAACGCAACAACAGAGCCGGTAGCGCCTGCCATCAGAATGAACAGGATCGGGTCATGATTCCATGCGGCTACTATGTGGCGTCGTTCAAGCGGCGAAACAACCGAGCGTATCAAATGCCAAAGCAGCCACCCCGCAGGAATAAGCGCGGCGATGGGAATGAGTGCATCCAATGGTTCCATGGCTGATTCGTCACCAAGATGTGCAATTGACCTGATTCCCGATCCTAGAGCAATTCGTTTGAACCGGGCGATTCATTTGCATCTGCTGTTGATTCAGCTGCTGCTGCATGATTTGAGTCTGTTGGGTCTGCTGGAGCGAAGAATTGAAAGCAGCCCATGCAGCCGCAGCTCTGGCTGATTCTTCAGCCTGGCGGTATGCATGCTGCTGCCGGGCAGTCGTAAGCAATTCGTCGGATTTTGAAAGGAGCGTGGCGCGGGCCTCATTGAACTCCCCGATCCTTGTGTCGTCTCGTATGGCACGGGCGCGGAGCAATCTTTCCTGCAGGAAAAATGCTTGGTAAATGCTGACAGCTGCCGGCGGCTCGTACTTGGTTGCCCAGTTGATCTTCGCCGTATAACACTCCGCCATCGCGTTATCTACATCAGCGAGCGCCTGCTTTTGTGCAACTGTGAATCGTGATGAATCCGAAAGTTGGCCAACTGTGGCGCCATCTGCATTGACGGGGATGGCGCCGTGTAGGGGGACCAGCCGGCTGTCCTGAAGCGCCATGTCGCACATTGCCTTCACCGCACGGTCATCGCTTTCGGCTTGGCGTTGATTCATAGTCTCGCATCCGCTCAAAGAGAGAACGGCCAAAAGCGTTGCACTAAAACCCAAATATCGCATTCCGTCACACCTCATCTAAATGCCTGCCGCAACATACAACGAGCGATAGATGCCGCAGCTCAGGCGGCTTCTTCGGCCCCGTCGCTTTTGACAATTGGCGCCGAGCTAAAAGCGCGCACCTGATTGATGACCCAATCTTCGATGGCCTCTTTTTGACCCGGCGTGAGCCCATCGAACGATTCTTTGGGTACGCGGGGGAATGGCCAATCTCCCGGGGAGGGTGCCATTGGTAACTGGCTCTTCGTCAGTTCAGCAATCTTGAGCATCTGGGAATAACTCGGCTCGTGCCTACCGTTTTCCCAGGCCGAGATATTTCCCTTCGTCACGCCCAGGGCGTCACCAAGCTCCGTTTGGGTCATTTCAGCGGCCTGCCGACTCGCCTTGATCCATGCACTAATTTCCATCGCCCGAGTGTAGAGACGGCCTAAACAGCTTGGGTCTAGTTTTTCTTGACTTTCAAAGTCTAGAATTTCTATACTAAGGCGCATGAATCCTCCAATCGAACACCCTATCGATAAGGCCGCGCGCGTGATCGGTTCCGCGTCGGCGTTGGCTCGGCTCCTCGGCATTACGAAGGGCGCCGTCAGCCAATACAAAGATCCCGACCGTCAGGTGAAGGCCGAGCACTGCCCGATCATCGAGCGCGAGACTCGCGCCAGAGGCGAGGTAGTTCGGTGTGAGGAATTGCGGCCGGACGTGGATTGGGCAGCGTTGCGCACGACCAACGCGCCCGAGCTGGCCACCGCCGCGCCGGCCCAGCAGGAGGCGGCGTAGATGAAGACCACCGAACAGCGCCTCGAAGAGCTGGAGACGACGGTGGCCGCTCTGGTGCTCCTGTCGACGGTAGCGATGGCCGCCGCCGTTGGCGACGGGGCTCCCGCACTGATCCGCACCATCGCCGCAGATGCGCCGGACCTCAAGGCCGACGTGCGCACTGTCCTGCATCGCATTGCGGACGCAGCCGAAGGGAAGGCGACATGACGCCATCAATGCACCGTCGCGCCGACGCGGTCGTCGGTGGCCCAGGCCATGCGGTCGCGCTCGGCGCGCAGCTCTTCAAAGATGGCCATGACGGCCGCTTCGGACGGGTCGACGAACGTGCGCCGGGCCATGTCCTGGGCGGTGATGAGCAGCTTTTCGGTTTCGGTCAGATTTTTCATGCCGCCAGTGTGCCGAGCCGCGCTTTCAGCGGCATTCCTTTTCACTTGAACAGCGTTGAAGCCTCATGAACGCCCCTCAGATTCCCTCCGCATCACAGCCTCAGGGCGAAACCCTGATCCGCAAGGCCTTGACCACCATGTCCAAGGCCAAGCGCGCCGACGTCATGCAGGCGGCTGGCTGGAAAGATGAATCGTCGATCACCCAGGTGCTGAACAACAACGCCGGCATCAAGCTGGAGCAGCTGGACGCCATCCTGGAGGTGTTCGGCCTTTCGATCGTCGAGCAGTGGTACATGGACTATCTGGCCCGTGGCAATGCCATCGGCGCCAACTGCTGCCGCGCCAGGCTGAGCCAGGGCACGTGCGGGGCGGCATAGCCATGCGTCAGCGTCTGCACAACCCCCGCACGTTCCTGCTGATCGGCGCCAGCCAACAGGCCGCCGCACAGACGTTCCTGGCCAACCTGCCGCTGGACGCCGATGAGCCGCTCGAGGTAGTGGTGCGCGAACGCGTCAAGCCGCGCAAGATGAGCCAGAACGCCCTGATGTGGGTCGGGCCCCTGGCGGACATCGCGGAACAGGCCTGGGTGCATGGCAAGCGCTTCACGGCCGAGGCCTGGCACGAGCATTTCAAGCGCGAATTCCTGCCCGAAGAGTTCGACCCCGAGCTGTGCCTTGATGGCTACGTGAAGTGGCAGATCACCCCGCGCGGCGACCGCGCGCTGGTGGGCAGCACCACCATGCTGACCGTCAAGGGGATGGCCCAGTACCTGACCCAGGTGGAGGCCGCTGGCGCCGAGCTGGGCGTCGAGTTTCGCTCGAGAGGGGTGCGCTGATGCTGCGCCGCTCCGAACTCAAACGCAAAGCGCCCATGTCGAGGGTGTCGCGGGTGTCGACACCCCTATCGAGGTCCCCCATCAAGCGCCGTGCGCCGAAGAAGCGCCCCGGCCACGAACCGAAGTACCTGGCCGCGTGCCGCGGCGAGCGCTGCTACCTGCAATTCGCCGGGTGCTGCAGCTACGAAGGCGACCCCACGGTCGTGCCTGCCCATCAGAACGAAGGGAAGGGCATGGGCCTGAAGGTCAACGACAAATTCACCGTTCCCGCCTGCTTCCACTGCCACACGCTTTACGACCAGAGCGGCATTGACCGCGAGGTCAAGCGCGCCACCTGGGATTGGGGATACACGCGCTGGGAACCCGTGCGCGCCCAGAAGATGGCCGCGAACAGCGACAAGTTCAAGGAGGCGGCATGAAGCGCCCGTCATTCCAGTTCTATCCCGGCGACTGGACCGGGAACAGCAACCTGCGCCGCTGCACACACGCGGAAAAGGGCGCCTGGCTGGACATCATGTGTCTCATGCACGACCAGGAAGAGTACGGCGTCCTGCGTTGGCCCATGAAGGAGATCGCGCAGGCGGCCGGCTGCGCGGTGGCGCTGGTGAAGGGCCTGGTGGCCAAGGGCGTCCTGAAAGGCGACGACAAGGTGCTGATCGAACCCTTCGTCTACACCCCGCGCAGCGGCCGCAAGGATGGCGAACCCGTCACCCTTGTCACCCCTCAAGATGGCCCGATCTGGTATTCCAGCCGCATGGTGAAAGACGAGTATGTCCGCACCATTCGTGGCGAAGGTTCGCGCTTTGGTGAAGGCAATGATGCAGCATCTAAGGCAGCACCAAAGCAACCATCCAAGCCTTCACCAAAGCCCCCCTTAGGTGACGGCTCTTCTTCTTCATCTTCTTCTTCTCCTTCGGGTAGTTCAGTAGGACCTAACGGTCCTCCTGACGCTGGCGCGTCGAAGCCCGAGGCTTTGCCAGAAGGGCTCACACCCAGCGAAGCCCTGTTTCAGGTCGCCGTGCCGTGGTTCGTCGCCCGCGGTGTGCGCGACAGCAGCGCCCGGTCCCTGCTTGGCGGTGCGCGCAAGCAGTTGGGCGATCAGGGCGCGTGGGAACTGGCGTCCGAATGCATGCGCGTCGAGGCGCTGGAGCCCGCCGCCTGGCTGTCCAAGGCGCTGAACGAGCGCATCGCGCGCCAGCCCAGCCGGCGCCCCGGCTCGGGCCTGCCGCCCCAGAACACCGAAGCCATCAACGCCGAAGCCAAGCGCCTGCTGTTCGGCGCTGGTGGCGCGCGGACCCAGCACCAGGAGGTGATCGATGTCTGAGCAGGATTTCGATGATTTCGCGCGGATGCTCGACGACGTGGCGGAGCTGCGCCAGCTGCAGCCGCTCTCGGCCCGCGCCAAGGCGCTTTTCTTCCAGGCCGTGCGCCGCTACCCGATGCAGCTGGTCGAGCGTGCCATCCAGGCCCATCTGGTCGACGCCGAGGCCGGCAAGTTCCGCACGATGATCCAGCCCGCGCACATCGTGGCGCAGATCGAGGGCGCGGCGGCGCAGGACGGCCGGCCGGAGGCGGATGAAGCATGGTCGATCGCCATGCAGGCCGACGACGAGGCCGTCACCGTGGTCTGGACGGACGAAATCGCCGCGGCGCTAGCGGCGGCCCGGCCCGTGCTGGCGCGCGGCGACGAGGTCGGCGCCCGGATGGCGTTCAAGGCCGCCTACGGCCGGATGGTCAGCAAGGCCCGCGCCGAGTTCCGGCCGGTGCGCTGGGTGGCATCCCTGGGACATGACCTCGCGCAGCGCGAGGCCGTCTTGCAGCACGCCGTGGATCTGGGCCAACTGCCCGCGCCGCACGTGGCCGGCCTGTTGCCGCCGCCGGCGGCCGAGCTCGGCATTCCCGACGACGCGGTCGCGGCCGAGAACATCCGCAAGCTGCACCAGATGCTGGCCAAGGCCATCACGCCGTCCGAGAAGCGCCGCCGCGAAGCCGAAGCGGCCAGCCAGGCCGAACGTGACCGCCTCGACGTCCTGAAAGCCGAGACGGCGGCCAAGGTAGCCCAGCACCAGCAAGGGGCCCGCGCATGAGCAGCTACGCCGAAGCCAGCGCCGCCGTGGGCGGCAACGAAAGCGGGGGCTACGGCGTCTGTGCTGCCTTCGGCTGCTGCCTGCCGGGCACGATGAGCGCCAGCACCCAGGGCGGCAAGGATTGGCACTGCCGCCTGCACTTCGGCGCGCCGCGGTCCGAGTTCGACGACATCAGCGCGCGCGTGCAGAACCGCAAGGCCCTATTCCTGGCGGCCTACTGGCTGGTCAATCGCCCCAAGGGCGACACCGTCAGCCGCAAGGTGCGCGATCGCATCAAAGCCCTGGGCCGTGCCGACCTGCTGGAGAAAGTGCCCAGCGTGCGCGGCGTCACCGCCTACCACCTGGGCGTCCACATGCTCCGCGTTCTGGGCGACGAGTGCCGCCAGCCCCAGGAACACATGGGCACCCCGAAACGCGCCGGCCAGGGCACCACCTGGCTGGACCAGACCCAACCCGAGGAAACCGACGCATGAAAGAGCCCGTTCACGTCGCCGAGGACATGCCGGCATTTTTTGACCACCTCCGCATGTCGCAGCGTTACCCGCTGCAGCAGGCCACCTGGTCCACCAACCTGAGCGAGATGTTCTCTCGCATCCGCCGCGCCTACCGGCAATTCCAGGTCCGGGTCGACGCCGGCCTGGAAAGCTGGGCGGGAGAGAACCAGTACGCCGTCGGCGACTGGGTGCTGATCTTTTCGCCGATCGAGCAGGAGGCCTGGTATCACATCCGCCGCGCCGGCCTGCCCATGTGGCCGCAGCTGCCGGTGGCTGGCTTCTTCGTCGACTTCGGCAACCCCATCGCCAAGGTGGCCCTGGAATGCGACGGCGCGCAATTCCATGACGCCCGCAAAGACGCCGCGCGCGACCGCAAGCTGGCCGCCCTCGGCTGGACGGTGTATCGGGTGCCCGGCTGGCAGTGCCTGCGTGACGTGGAGCTGCCGGCCAGCTACGACGACATGCACCCGGACGACCGCCAGCAGGTTCTCCACGACGCGCGCGCCAAGACCATTCTGCCTGTGATCGACCAACTGGCCCGCCACTTCCCCGCCAAGGAAACCATCTGATGAACGCTTCACCGAACCTCACCGACCCCTACGACCCGATGGCCGGCACGATGCAGGGCACCGGCCGGATCACGTATTCGCCGGACTTTCAAAGCGAGAAGCCAGCGACGGCGCGGGTTATGCAAGCAAACAGCCCCGCCACGCCGCATGAAACCTTGATTCGCGCACCTGGTGGTGGCGACCGAAGTACCTTGCAGTGCCAGGCCCGCGGCTGCGACGGTTGCCTCATCTGCAGGCCGGCCGGCGCCGCGCAGGTGGTGCAGGAGCGCCACAAGACCGCAGGTGGTGCAGGAGCAGCGCCGGACAGCTTCGCGCGCGCGCCAGTGGTTGCCAAGCCGGCAGATCGCGGAATCCTTGCCCTGGACCCGGGGACGGACAAAACCGGCTGGTGCCTGCTGCTGGGCGATCGTGTTATCGGCTCCGGCGTCGAGCCAAACGACCAGATGCTGGCCAAAGTGCTGGCGCGAGGGGCGACGACGCTGGCCGTGGAGATGATCGCCAGCTATGGCATGCCGGTGGGCCGCGAGGTGTTCGAAACCTGCGTTTGGATTGGCAGGTTCGTCCAGGCATGGGGCGGGGCGGTGGAAATGGTCTACCGCAAGGACGTGAAGATGCATCTGTGCGGCACGGCCAAGGCCAAGGACGGCAACGTGCGCCAGGCGATTCTCGACCTGTATCCGCGCACGGGCGGCGGGGCCACGCCCCAGGTTGGTACCAAGGGCCGGCCAGGCCCGCTGTACGGCGTCAGCACGCACGCATGGGCGGCGCTGGGCGTCGCCATCACCGCGCGGCATCGGCTCGCGCAGGAGCGCAAAGCATGAACACCACCCACGAGCAGACCGCGCGCAACGCGGAAATCGTCTCGCGCCGCCTGGCGGGCGAGTCCACCGGCGCGCTGGCGCTGGAGTATCAGGTCACGGCCACGCGCATCGCGCAGCTGGTGCGCCGCCACCGGGAGAAGGCCGGTGAGATTCCGGCCAGGCCGCGCACCAAAGCGCCCGCCGGGCGGGAGAAGCCGGCCGATCGAATCCAGCCGCGCCTGCGCAAGGTCGAGCTGGGCCTGTGGCTGTGCGCCGGCGGCGGCGTCGAGCGCCGCGGCGAAACGCCCTCGGCGGCGTACGACCGCTGGCTGAACGCGGCCATCACTGCCCACGTGGCCGCCCACTTCGCGCCGCATGTGCGGAAGACAGCCCGGCCGGAGCGGCCGTACAACGGGCCTGTCACGGTTGTGCCTGGCACGAAGGTGGCGCCGCGAGCATTCGCCCTGTCGCCCGCGATGGAGATGGTCGCCCAGCGCGCACGCGCTGCGCAGGAACCACTGCATTCGCTGGCCGGCATTCAGGAGCGTGCTGCATGACCTGGGCTACCCGATCCGAGCGCGGCGACCCGTCCAAGCTGCTGGAGCGCCGCCAAGAACCGCCGCCGGCGCGCACCTGCGCGGGCTGCAAGGAAATCCGCGTCGTCCCCAACCCCTTCGGCGGCCGGCGCGTGCTGCGCTGCGCCCTGGGTGAAGAAATCGGCCAACGTTGTTCGAAGTACGAGGAGCGCACCGCGCCATGACCATTCCCAAACTGCTGCTGGACCGCCTGCCGGCCGACTTCCACGAAAGGCTCGAGAACTGGGGGGCCGTGATGCGCGATCGTCCCTCCTTCTCGGTCTCGCCCACGTATCAGGTGTGCCAGGAACTGGCCCGCAGGGCGGGCAAGCTACCGCGTGGCGAGGACAGCGAGCAGCCGCGACCGGAGAAGGACGAGGCGGATGCGGAGTTGATCGAGGCTTGCTGGCGCACCGCTGCGGGATATCGAGGCCTGCCGCGAGAAACAGCGCTGTTGCGGTCCTACTACGTTCTGCGACAGCCGCCGGCCATCATTTGCCGGATGCAGGGGATGCGGGTGCGGGAATTCGACGACATTCTGGTCCGGGCCGTTCACGAATTCGAGCTCTATGTTGCCAAGTTCGTCTCCCGGGTGCATAATCCTCCTCAATCCGTGATGACTACCGTCTAACGACGAGACTGATGCCCGTAGGCGGATGTCGCGTTTCCGGAAGAAAAGCCCCGAGCCAATGGCCGGGGCTTTTTGCATTGCGGGCGTCGTCGTCTGAACGTGATCGAACTGACGACATAGGTGCATCTGCACCTTTTGTTTCCAGAGAGCAGGGGCCAGAGAGAACCGTCCGCCGGGCCGCATGGGCACCGGCTGGCAGACGTCACGCTCCGGCCTCTGCTCTGTGGGAACAGCCGCCGCAATCGACCAGACAGCAGTGAGCCGCCGCGGCCGCTGTGCGCGGGGATGGCCCCGTAACACTGGCTCCGACCGGCGCCGCCCGAAGTCTCCCTGCGCCACACAGCGCCACGTGCAACGCGTGCTTGGGGGAGGGGCCCCACACCAACAACACCCCCATGAGTCGCCTCAGCTGGCCTGGCGCCCGCGCAGGGGCAAATGCGCGGGGCACTTCTTTCCGGTCTTGTCGCCGGCGGCCAGCACGACGAGAACCGCCGCGCCCAGCCCGCCGTGGCGGGTAGTCGGATGGGGGCAACCGAGAATTCCATGACCGAAGCAAAGAAGAAACCTGACTGGACCGACCTGCGCCAGACCGAGGGCATTCAACTCCTTGAGCGCGCGGTGAAGCGTGCCGACGAGTCGTCGATCGTCAACCTGTTCCGCGTCGGTGCCATGAGTGCGCTGGCCAGCGATATCGTCAGCGAGATTCCGTTTCAGCCTTCGGTGGACGCGGTCATCTACGAGATGCAGCTGAAGCACGGCCGCGCCGACATCGTGATTTTCCACGTCGACGGCACGGCTTCGGTCATCGAAGTGAAGGACGGGAGCCACGGGCTGACTCACGTGCTCGCCGGCATCGGGCAGGCCACGGCGTATGCCGTTCAGGTGGGCGCCGTGCACGGGGCAGTCAAACGCGTCCGGCGCTGTTTGCTGTGGACCTCCACCGGCGAACTGGCTCAGGACGCGCTGGTGGAGGATGCCTGCAAGGAGGCCGGGGTGATCCCCATGCCGTGGGGCTCGTTGCGGTCGCATCTTTCGCCTGTCCAGGCGTACCTGGATGAGCTTGAACGCGGCGCAAGTGGCGTTGCCTGACGAACATGGCCCGACCTTCAACCTACACCCCGGAGATCGCCGCAGAAATCTGCGCCCGCCTGATGGAGGGGCAAAGCCTGCGCAAGATATGCGCCGACACCAAGATGCCGGGCGTGCGCACTGTGTACACCTGGCTGTCCGAGGACGTCCAGTTTCAGCAGCAGTACGCCCGCGCGCGAGAAGTGCAGGCGGACACGCTGGCGGACGAGATCATCTACCTGGCCGACACCACGCGGCTCGGCACGAAGGTAACGACGAAGGTGACGGGCGAGACCGAGACCGTACAGGTGGACATGGTCGAGCGGTCGCGGCTCCAGATCGAGTCGCGCAAGTGGCTGGCCGGCAAGCTGCGGCCGAAGAAGTACGGCGAGCGCGTCGAACAGCGCCTGACCGGCCCCGACGGCGGCCCCATCCAGCTCAAGAAAGTCAATGACCTCACAGACGAAGAGCTACTTGCCCTCGCGGCAGGAAGCGGCCCGGGAGCTGCTGATCCGGAGGCGGGCGAGGGCTGACATTCTCCAGTACGCCAACGCGATCGAGGTGCCAGGCCGGCCGGTGGACGAGGAAGACTCGGACGCCGAGTTTTTCGAGCCGATCGAGACCACCATGGCGGTGCACCACCGCTTGCTGCTGGCCAAGCTGGAAGAGACCAGCCAGCGCCGGCACGGGCGGATGATCGTGTGCATGCCGCCGGGCAGCGCCAAGTCGACGTATGCGTCGGTGGTGTTCCCCTCGAAGTACCTGGGCGCCACCCCGGGCCGGCGCGTCATCCTGGCCAGCTACGGCGACGACCTGGCCCGCAAGATGGGGCGCCGCACGCGCTCGATCATCAAGCAGCCGCGCTACCGGAACATCTGGGGCGCGACCCTGGTGTCGGATTCGAACGCCGCCCAGGAATTCGCGCTGTCCAACGGCAGCGAGTACATGGCTTGCGGCATCCTGTCTGGCATCACCGGCAACCGCGCGCACGGCATCATCATCGACGACCCGATCAAGGGCCGCGAGCAGGCGAATTCGGAGACGATCCGGAACAAGACCTGGGACGCCTATGAAGACGACCTGAAGACGCGCCTGATCCCGGGCGGCTGGATTGTCCTGATCACCACTCGGTGGCACGAGGACGACCTGGCCGGCCGCATCCTGCCGGATGACTGGAAGGGCGAAAGCGGGCTGATCCGCTGCAAGGACGGGAATGACTGGGAGGTGCTGTGCATCCAGGCGCGCTGCGAGGTCGACAGCGACCCGCTCGGGCGCGCCCGGGGCGAATACCTCTGGCCGGAATGGTTCGATCGCCAGCACTGGGCGCAATTCGAAAGCAACTCGCGCACCTGGTCGTCGCTGTATCAGCAGCTGCCGACGCCGCTGGATGGTGACCTGTTCAGGCCCGACCAGATCCAGATCATCGACGCGCTGCCCGCCGGCCGTGTCGACTGGGTGCGCGGCTGGGACTTCGCCAGCACCGACGGCGCCGGCGACTTCACGGCCGGCCCGAAGCTGGGCCGCCTGCCGACCGGTCAGTACGTGATCGGCGACATGGTGCGCGGCCAGTGGGGGCCGGACCGTCGCGACAAGGCGCTGGAGAACACTGCGGCGCTGGATGGCCGGCAGGTCCGCATCAGCATCCCGCAGGACCCGGGCCAAGCCGGCAAGACGCAGGTGCTGTACCTGACGCGCGGCATGCCCGGCTACCGGATCGTGAGCAGCCCGGAAAGCGGCGACAAGGTCGTGCGCGCCGAGCCGTTCGCCGCCCAGGTCAACGTCGGCAACGTGCTGATGATGCGCGGCGACTGGAACAAGGCGCTGATCGACGAGCTGCGGTCTTTCCCGAACGGCAAGCATGACGACCAGGTCGACGGGCTCTCACGGGCCTTTGCCGAGCTGATCACCAAGCGGCCGATGACTATTCACCCTGACGCCCTGAGGCACGCATGAAACTACTCGACTGGATCCTCCGCAGGACGCCGGCGACGGCCCCCGCGGCGGAGCCGGCTGCGCGCCGCGAGCCCGGGATGAAAATCAGCCAGGAGGCCCTGGGCCTGGCCAACGTGCCGCCGGCCGAGCCCGTGGCCGCGCCGGTGGGCGAGTTCAAGCGCCCAGCCGTGGCACCGTTCGTCATTCCTGACGACAAGAAGCAGGCGATGCTGGCGATGGACGAGGCCATGGAGCCGGTCTACGCCTACGTGAGCGAGGCCTACGCCGGGATGGGCTTCATCGGCTATCCCTACCTGGCCGAGCTGTCCCAGCGCCCCGAGTACCGCAAGATGTCCGACGTCATCGCCAAGGAGATGACCCGGAAGTGGATCAAGCTCGAGGTGAAGGGCGAAGACGACAAGAGCGACAAGCTCGAGGTCATCGAGAAGGCCATGCGCCGGCATCGCCTGCGCGCCAAGTTCCGACTGGCGGCCTTGCAGGACGGTCTGTTCGGCCGGTCGCAGATCTACATCGACGTGAAGACGCCCAGCGGCATGCTGGCGTGGGCCGACCCGGACGAACTGAAGTCCATCCTGGTCAAGAGCCCTGCCAAGATCGCCAAGGGCGCGTTGGTGGGTTTCAAGGTCATCGATCCGGTCTGGACTACGCCGTACCTCTACAACAGCGACAACCCGATGCGGCCGGACTTCTACAAGCCGACGTCCTGGTTTGTGCTGGGGCGCCAGGTGCATTCGAGCCGCCTGCTGAACATCGTGTCGCGCGAGGTGCCGGACCTGCTGAAGCCGTCGTACAACTTCGGCGGCATGTCGATGACGCAGCTCGCCATCCCCTATGTGGACAACTGGCTAAAGACCCGCCAAGCCGTGGCCAACCTGATTGATGGCTTCTCGGTGCCGCTGTTCGCCACCAACATGGCAGCGGTGCTTACCGGGGAGCCTGGTAACGACGTGTTCAGCCGGGTCGACTTGTTCAATCGCATGCGGACCAACCGCGGCGCATGGGCGATCGACAAGGACAGCGAGGATTTCCGGTTCGAGAATGTGCCGCTTTCGGGCCTGGATGCGCTGCAAAACCAGTCTCTGGAGCAGCTTTCCGTCGTGTCGGGCATTCCGCTGGTCAAGCTGATGGGCATCTCGCCCAGCGGCCTGAACGCCACGGCCGACGGCGAAATCCGGGTGTTCTACGACGACATGCACTCGGCGCAGGAGTCGGTATTCCGCGACCCGCTGCAGCAATGCCTGGAGGTGATCCAGCTGAGCGAGTTCGGCGAGATCGACCCCGACATCACCTTCAGCTTCGTGCCGCTGTGGCAGATGAGCGAGAAGGAACTGGCCGAGGTGCGCAAGCTGGACGCGGACACCGGCGCAGTGCTGATCGAGTCCGGCGCCATCAGCCCGCAGGAGGAGCGCGAGCGCGTAGCGGCGGACGAGACGAACGGCTACCACTCGCTGGACCTTGCCGACGACGACGGCGATGGTGTGCCCGACCCGGTGCCTGGCGCGCCGCCGCCCCTGGATGACGAACCGCAGGACAACGCCAATGCCTGACCTCGTTTCCCCTACCGGCCGCGAGGTGCCGCTGCGCCCCGTGCACGCCAACGTGGGGATCGAGGCGGCCTACCGCAAGCGCCTGGACCGCCTTATCGATGAGATGCAGCGGTCCCTGGTGTACTGGCTAACGGCGGCCTATCGGTGCAACGTGCCCGAGATCGCGCAGGACGAAAGCCCGGCCATGGCGCTGACCAAGATGATGCGACGCCTGGCCAAGCAGTGGCAGCGCCGATTCGACGAGGCAGCCCAGCCGGTGGCCAGCGAGTTCGCCGAGACCTCGATGAGCGCGGCGGACATCTCGCTGCGAAACGCCCTGCGTCAAAAGGGGTTCAGCGTGCAGTTTCAGTTGACCCGGGCGGCCAACGACGTGTTCCAGGCCACCGTGCAGGAGAACGTCGGGCTGATCAAGTCCATCGCCGCCGAGCATCTGCAGGAGGTGCAGGGCATGGTCATGCGGTCGGTGACCCAGGGGCGAGACTTGGAAGGGCTGGTCGAGGACCTGCAGAAGCGGTACGGCGTCACCAAGCGGCGCGCGGCATTCATCGCGCGCGACCAGAACAACAAGGCCACGGCCACCATCACGCGGGTACGCCAGCAGGGCCTGGGCATCAAACAGGCCAAGTGGCGGCACTCGCGCGGCGGCAAGCATCCGCGCAAGTCGCACCAGGAAGCCGACGGCAAGGTCTACGACGTGGACAAGGGCATGCTCATCGACGGCGAGTACATCCGTCCCGGCGAGCTGCCGAACTGCCGCTGCGTGGCGATCAGCATCATCCCGGGATTCGACCCATGACACAGCAGAACCACCACGGCCTGGCCTTCGACCGCGCCACCGTCCGCAGGATCGACGTGGACGGCCGGATGCACGTCGAGATCAGCAATATCAGCAAGGCCACGGTCAACCCCTACCGCGGAAGCGAGATCCCGGACTGGGAGGCCCTGGGGCTGGACGCCAACCGAATCTACTTCCTGCTGCGTGACCCGCAGGAACTGGAAAAGGCGGCGCCGACCTTCAACAACATCCCGCTGCTGTCCAAGCATATCCCCGTCTCGGCCGCCGAGCCGCAGAAAGAGTTCGTGGTCGGGGCCACGGGTTCGAACGCCTCCTACCAGGCGCCGTACCTGAAGAATTCCCTCGTCGTATGGGATGCCGTCGCGATCGCGCTCATCGAATCCGAAGAGCAAAAGGAGCTTTCGAGCGCCTATCGCTACCGGGCCGACATGACGGCCGGCGTCTATGAAGGCGTCGCATACGACGGGGTGATGCGAGACATCCGCGGCAATCACGTCGCGCTTGTCGAAGTGGGCCGCGCAGGCCCGGACGTCGTCGTTGGCGACAGCAGTACCCTCAACCCTTCGGAGATCCCGAAAATGAAACTGAGCAAAACCGCCGCCGTCGTCGCCGGGGCACTCGGGGCGCATATCCGGCCCCGGCTGGCCCAGGACGCGGCACTGGGCGACCTGACCCCCTTCCTCAAGGGCGTCAGCCGCAAGAACCTGAAGTCCGAGCAGCCGCGCATCATCCGCGCCATGCAGAACCACTTCAAGGGCAAGCTGGCGCAGGACGCCGACCTGGAAGACCTGAAAGAGGTCATCGAGGTCTTCACCGACCCGACGGTGGCGCCGATCGGCGAAGACGAGGACGACGACACCGTCGAGCCCAAGCCGGTCGCCCTGGACGACGAACTGATGGGCAAGATGCGCGAAATTCTCGGCGAGAAGCTGGGCCCGGAAGAAGCCGCGCGCGTCATGGCTGCGCTGGGCGAGCCGGCCGCCGGCGCTGCCGACACTCCGCCGCCCACGCCCGGCACGCCGCCGGCGCCGGTGACCAAGCAGGCCATGGACGCCGCGCTTGCCAAGGCTCAGAAGGATGGCGAGCAGGCCGCCGTCAAGCGATGGACCGAAATCCGCACCGCCGAGCAGGAATGCCGGCCCATCCTCGGCGAAATCGTCGCCCAGGACTCGGCCGAGGCGGTCTACAAGATGGCCCTGGACGCCAAGGGCGTTGACCTGACCGATACGCCGCCCTCGGCGTACCGCTCGCTGGTCAAGATGGCCCTGGCGCAAGACCAGGCTCCCCAAACCCCGCGTGTGGCGATGGACTCGGCCGCTCATAAGAGCTTCCGCGACCGCTTCCCGCACATCCCGAAGGTGATCTAAATGGGCTTCCAGAAACAGGTCTACATCGAACCCGCCGCCGCGGTGGCTGGCGACTTCGCCAGCTCGAACCCGCGTTCGACCGTCCTGGCCGGCCCCGGCGCGCTGGTGGCGGACACCGCCGGCGTGACCGTCGGTCGCTTCGCCTGGGCCGACGCCAATGGCAAGGTCACGAACGCCGGCTCCGGCGTGCCGACGGGCTTCGTGCACCGTGAGCAGCAGGGCGTCATCACCATCTGGCTGGCCGAGGCCACCATGCTCATCCCGGCCGGGCTGGGCGTCACCCTGCACAACCTGGGCGACTTCTGGGCGGCCACTAAGACCGCCGCCACGATCGGTCAAAAGGTTTTCGCCTCGAACACCGACGGCACCATCTCGACCGGAGCTGCTGGCGCCACCATCGCCGGCAGCACCGAAACCGATTGGTTCGTTGCCAGCGCGGGCGCCATCGGCGCGCTCATCAAGATCACCTCCACCAACCTGGGGTAAGACATGAAACGAAACCAAGACCTCGCGCTGCTGGAGAAGCATTTCGGCATCGTGTTCCCGGGCGCCACGGACTATCTGCCCGACGAGTTCCGCGCCGACTATGGCCTGGCTATGGACGCCGCCGGCCCGCTGGTGACGGTCAGCAACTCGGGCATCCCGGGCTACCTGCTGAACTACATCGATCCCGAGCTGACCCGCGTGCTCACGACGCCGATGCAGGGCGCCGTGATCCTGGGCGAGTCGAAGAAGGGCGACTGGACCACGCTGACCGCTACCTTCCCGGTGGTGGAATCCACGGGTGAAGTGTCGTCCTACGGCGACTTCAACAACAACGGACGCGCCAACGCCAACGCCAATTTCCCGCAGCGCCAGTCGTATCATTACCAGACCATGACGGAATGGGGCGAGCGCGAGCTGGAAATGGCAGGCCAGGCGAAGATCAACTGGGCGTCGGAACTGAACATCGCGTCCGCTCTGGTGCTGAACAAGTTCCAGGACAACAGCTACTTCTTCGGCATCGCCGGCCTGCAGAACTACGGCCTGCTCAACGATCCGAACCTGTCGGCACCGATCGCTCCGGGGGCCACCGGCACCGGCTCGGGAACGACCTGGGCCACGAAGGACGGCCAGGCGGTCTACGACGACATCTCGCAACGGTTGTTCGCGCAGCTGGTCAGCCAGACGCGCGGCCTGGTCACGCGGCGCGACAAGATGAAGCTGTGCATGTCGCCCGAGATCGAAGTCAACCTGACGAAGACGAACCAGTACAACGTCAACGTCTCCGACCTACTGGCGAAGAACTTCCCCAATCTGACCGTCGAGACCGCCGTGCAGTACGCGACCGGCTCGGGCCAGCTGGTGCAGCTCATCGCCGAATCGATCGAGGGGCAGAACGTTGGCACGGCCGCCTTCACCGAGAAGATGCGCGCCCACGCGATCGTCCGCGAGACTTCGAGCTTCAAGCAGAAGAAGTCGCAGGGCACCTGGGGCGCGATCATCAAGGTCCCCATGGCCATCGCCGGAATGATCGGCGTGTAAGCCAAGCCACCAGCAACGAACAGGGGCGCCAATCCGGCGCCCCTTTTTTTCGAGGAAGAGAAATGTCGACCGTTACCGTTGCGTGCAAGCTGCCCAATGGCTTGATCCTGGACATCCCGGGCGCGCCGTCCGTCACCCTGAACGGTGCCAACCACCCTGACGCCATCGCCGGCCACGGCCTCACCGAAGTGCCGGCCGACTTCTGGGAGGCCTGGACCAAGCTGTATGCGGACTTCCAGCCGCTCAAGAAGGAAATGATCTTCGCCCAGGGCAGCGAGCGAAGCGCCGCCTCCAAGGCCAAGGAGCGCAAGGACGAAAAGTCCGGCCTGGAAGGTCTGGACCCCGAAGCGCCCGCCGCCGGCATCAAGCCCGAAAACTACGAAGGCAAGAAGAAATAGGAGCGGCCCATGGCTGTCGTCGTCTTTGACCCCGCCGAGTTCCGGCAGATCTACCCGTCCTTCACCACGCTCACGGATGCGCAGTTGAACCATGCCTTCAGCATGGCCACGCTGTACCTGAGCAACAAGGACAGCAGCGCGGTCTGTGACGTCGACGAGCGCAAGGTGCTCCTGTACCTGCTGACGGCCCACATCGCGGCGCTGACCTATGGCGAGAACGGCCAGGGCCCGCGGCCGCTGGTGGGCCGGATCAGCAGCGCCACCGAAGGTTCGGTGGCGGTGTCGGCCGAATACAACGTGGCGCCGGGCTCGGCGCAGTGGTACGCGCAGACCGGCTATGGCGCCCAGTATTGGGAGGCCACGGCCAAGTACCGGGTGGGGCGCTACCGGCCCGAGCCGACCGGATACGCGGTCCCTGTGGTGATTCCATGGCGACCGTAGGCCTTAAGGGTGGCGAGGCTCTCATGCGCCGGCTCAAGGAAATGGCCGACAAGGTGGGCGACGGCGGGACACTGCGCACGGGATTCCTGGAGAACGCCACCTACCCTGATGGCACGCCGGTCGCCTATGTGGCGGCGATTCAGGAGTTTGGTTCGCCTGAGAAAGGAATTCCGCCCAGGTCCTTTTTTCGGACGATGATCGCGGCCAAACAGAAGGATTGGCCGCGCGCGCTCGGGACGCTGGCCAAAAACAACGACTACGACATCGACAAGGCGTTGGGCCAGATGGGTGAGGGCATCAAGGGTCAGCTTCAGGAGTCGATCCGGGAAGTGGACGGGCCAGCGCTGTCTCCTGTCACGCTGCTCCTGCGCGAGCGATTCGGGAACCACCCCGAGGAAATCTCGTTTGCCGATGTGCAACAGGCGCGCCGCGATATCGCCAGCGGCACCAAACCAAAGGTGACCGGGAGCCAAGCGAAGCCGCTGGTTTGGACGGGGCATCTTCTCAACAGCGTGGACTACGAGGTCGACACATGAACCTGCACGGAATCGCCGGCCCGATCATCGCCGCGGTGAACCCGATGATCGACGGCACGCTGCGCGCCAGCGATGGCTACGAGATCGGCGCCGGGCGCAAGCAGGTGCCGAAGTACAAGCCGGACGCGGCCGCGCGCCTGCAGGTGCAGCCGCTGAGCGGCAAGGATCTGGCGCACCTCGAGGCCCAGAACATCCAGGGTGTGCAGCGCAGCGTCTATATGTACGGAGACACCCAGGGGGTTGTGCGCCCGCTGGCCAAGGGTGGCGATCTGCTGGTCTTCGGCGGCCAGGTGTGGCTGGTGACCGCTGTCTTTGAGACCTGGCCCGACTGGTGCAAGGTCGGCGTGACCCTTCAGATGGACCCGGCGCCATGAGCATCCCTGTTTCCCTCACCGAAGACGCGCTGGTCGAGGCGCTTGGCGCTTTCGTCGAGGTCATCGTCGGCGACCAGGTGGCGGTGGCGCGCGGGCAGCAGAACCGCGTGCCGCCGCCGGCCGGGCGCTACGTGTACATCACGCCCATCCTGGCGCCTGCGCTGTCACTTCCGCGCACCACCTACGCGGACGTGCCGAGCGCCGGCACCATGACCCTGACGCGGCCCACCCAGTGGAACGCCCAGGTCGATTGCTACGGCGACGGCGCGCAGGACATGGCCCTGGCCATCTGCATCGCGCTGCGCAGCTCCTACGGCTGCGACGCATTGAAGGCGAGCGGCGCGCAGCCGCTCTATACCGGTGAGCCGCGGCAACTGCCGTTCATCACCGGCGAGGATCAGTACCTGGAACGCTGGTCAGTCGACGCGGTCCTGCAGTTCAACCCATCCATCACCGTGCCGCAGCAGTTTGCGGACGAACTCCACGTGGACCTCGTCGAGGTCGACACTACCTACCCTCCGGGAGCTTAAAGCTATGTCCATTCCCGCCAGTGAAATCGTCCAGGTCGTCCCTGGCGTGATCGGCGCCGGCGGATCGGCGCTCGACCTGAACGGCCTGATCCTCACCACCGATACGGCCGTGCCGGTCGGCACCGTCCAAAGTTTCGCCACTGCGCGCGATGTTGAGCGCTTCTTCGGCGCCACGTCCACCGAGGCGACGCTGGCCGGCATCTACTTCAACGGCTTCGACAACTCGACGCGCAAGCCGGGCAACCTGCTGTTCGCCCAGTATCCGACCGAGGCCGTCGCCGGCTATCTGCGCGGCGGCTCGATGGCCTCGACCACGCTGGCGCAGCTGCAGGCCCTGACCGGCGTGCTGACGGTGAGTGTCGATGGTGTTGCGAAGACCTCCAGCGCGATCAACCTGTCGGCCGCCACCAGCTTCTCGAACGCCGCCTCGATTATCCAGGCTGCGTTCACGTCGTTCGGCGCCTCGTGCACCTACGATGCGCAGCGCGCGGCCTTCGTGATCACCTCGGCCACGGATGGCGCGGCCAGCACCATCAGCTACGGCAGCGGCACTATCGCGGCCGGCCTGAAGCTGACGCAGGCCACGGGCGCGGTGTTGTCGCAGGGCGCCGCCGCTGGCGTGCCGGCCGCGAACATGAGCGCGATCACGGACATCACCCAGAACTGGGCGTCGTTCATGACTACGTTCGAGCCGGACACCGACGGCAAGGTCGCCTTCTCGGCCTGGACGAACAGCCGTGGCAATCGCTACGCCTATGTGGGCTGGGATACCGACGAGGCGGCCGCGCAGCAGGGCAGCACCACCAGCTGGGCTGCGCGCATCCGGGCAAGCGAGTATTCCGGCTCGGTGCCGGTCTACAAGGACATCCAGCATGCGGCTTTCGTGCTGGGCACCGTGGCGTCGATCGACTTCGAGCGCACGAACGGCCGTATCACGCTGGCTTTCAAGAGCCAGTCCGGCCTGACGTTCTCGGTGACCGACGCCACGACCGCGCAGACGCTGATCGACAACGGTTACAACTTCTACGGCGACTACGCCACCAGCAACGACCAGTTCCGCTTCTTCTACCCGGGGCAGATCAGCGGCAACTGGAAGTGGATCGACACCTATGTGAACCAGATCTGGCTCAACGCCGCATTCCAGCAGGCGCTGATGACGCTGCTCACGCAGGTGAACTCGATCCCCTACAACCTGGATGGCTACACGCTGATCGATGCGGCCTGCCTGGATCCGATCAACGCGGGGGTGAACTTCGGCGCCATCCGCGCCGGCGTGACGCTGTCCGCGCAGCAGAAGGCGCAGGTTAACAACCAGGCCGGCGTGGACATCTCGGAAACGCTCCAGACCCGTGGCTGGTACTTGCAGATCAAGGACGCCACGCCGCAGGTGCGCGAGGCGCGCGAGACGCCGCCCATGACGTTCTGGTACATGGACGGCGGTTCCGTCCAGCAGATCACCCTGGCCTCCCTGGCCGTCCTGTAAGGACCCAATGACATGTCCACTCTCACCAGTGCAAACTCCGTCCTCTATCTGGCGGTGGCCGGCGTGTTCCCCAACGCTCAGAAGATCGAGGGCTACGCCACCGACGACGCCTTCGCGTTCGAGGCGGTTCAGCCCGCCCAGGCCGTGATGGGCGTCGACGGGAGGATGTCCGCCGGCTATACGCCGTTCATGAGCATCCAGACCATTTCCATCCTGGCGGATTCGCCTTCGCTCATCGTCTTCGAGGCCTATCTGGCTGCCATGAAGACCGCGCGCGAGGTCTTCTATTGCAGCGGCACGTTGGCCGTTCCTTCGACCGACCGCAAGTACGCGATGTCCCGCGGCGTGCTCACCCAGATCTCGCCGGCGCCGACGGCCCGGACCATTCTGCAACCCCGGACGTTCCAGATCACCTGGCAAGACGTCTCTCCGGCTCTGGTGTGATATGGCACGCAAAAAAGAAACCGTGACCATCAGCGCCGAGGGGCGCGACAAGGGCAAGGTGTTCGTGCTGACTGAGCTTTCGGCCTACGAGGCCGAGGACTGGGCCGGCCGGGCGCTTTTCGCCCTGATGAATGCCGGGGTGGAAATCCCGGCCAACATCGCCGAGGCCGGCCTGGCTGGCGTGGCCACGCTGGGCATGACTGCACTGACCAAACTGCCCTATGAAAGCGCTAAGCCGTTGCTGGACAAGATGATGGAGTGCGTGGAAATCCAGCCGAGCGCCAACGTCGTCCGCCGCCTCGTGCCCGATGACATCGAGGAAGTCGCCACCCTGCTGACGCTGCGCAAGCACGTGCTGGGGCTGCACATGGATTTTTCTATGGCCGCCGCCAGATCGACTTCGGCCTCCAAGCCTGGCACGGCGGCGGCCCGCGGCTGATTCGGTACGGGAACATTCCACCCAACATCGGTGCGGTGATCTCTCGGCACCCGGGCCTGTTGCATGACTTGCAGACGGTCTACGGCGCCGAGGATCTTTACAACCTGCTTGAGGTGTTCGCGGTCGACGCGCACAACCATGAAGCCATAGCCAACGCGAGAAAATAGCATGGCCACCGTAATCGACGCCCTGGTCGTCACGCTCGGTCTGGATGCCAAGGCGTTCAAACGTGGGGCGGCAGAGACCGATGAATCTCTGAAGCACACCCGGGATGAATCCGCACGTACAGCCCGGGATATGGAAGCGCGCGGCAAGCAAGCGGCCATGTTCTTCAGCAAGGTGCGCAACGAAGCCCTGGCCCTGCTGGCGGTTTTTACCGCCGGCATGGGCATCAAGAACTTCGTGTCCAGCACGGTGGAATCGACGGCGAGCCTCGCGCGCCTGTCAGGCAATCTGAACATGAGCGCCAAGGACCTTGCCGAATGGCAGCTGGCGGCGAAGAACGCGGGCGGCTCGGTCGAAGGGATCACGAACCAGCTCAAGGAATCCGCCGACCAAGTCGCGAAGTTCAAGCGCGGTATGGCGGCGGAGACGTTGCCGGCGTTCTTCCAGTTCGGGGGCAAGGTCGAGGATCTGAAGGACGGCAACACCTACCTGCAGGCCCGAGCCCGGATCGTCGCGGATTTGTACAAGACGGACCGCTCGCGAGCTGCGCTGGCTGCCAACATGATGGGCTTGGACGCTCAACAGTTCAACCTGTACAAGGAAGGGCCTGAAGGGATCGCCCGGCGCCGCCGCGAGCAGTCGGGGGCCGCCGGTGAGTTGGCCGCGGCATCGGATCGAGCGGAACAGCTCCGCCAACGGTACGACACCGCCATGAACAAGCTGTCGAGCGTAGGCGTGAACGTGCTCACGGCGATGATGCCGGCGTTCGATTTCCTCGTTGAAAAGCTCATTGAACTGGGCGATTGGATCATCCGTAACCGCGGCGCCATCAACGACGGGGTCAAGAGCTTCATTTCCGGATTCGAACAGTTGCTCAAGGCGCTGACGTCGCTGATCGAGAAGCTGGTGCCGAAGGACCTGCGCGACAAGATCAGCAGCTCGAGCGATCCCGTCAAGGCCTCGATGGATGCGGCGAAGGATGCGATTACGCCCAACTGGTTGAAGAGCAAGCCCAAAGCCGAGTTGACGCCGGAGGCGAAGGACGCCATCGAGAAGTTCGAGAAGATGGGCTGGTCGCGTAGCCAGGCCATCGGCATCGTCAACAACCTGCAGGCCGAGAGCGGCGGCAAGCTCGACCACCGCGCTGTTGGCGACAGTGGCACGGCGTTCGGGGTGGCCCAGTGGCGCAATGAGCGGGTGGAGATGTTCAAGCGCGTCATGGGCGTGGACATCATGAATGCTACGCGCGATCAGCAGTATGCATTTGTGGACTGGGAGCTGCGGAATACCCACAAGGCCGCCGGAGACCGTCTGCGGAATGCCAGTTCGGTGGAACAGGCCAGCCGCATCGTGACCACCGATTTCGAGATCCCGGCGAAGAAGGAGATCAGGGCGGACGAGCGCGCCGTCGTGGCGACCGAGCTGGCACGGCTTGCTCAGGCCGATGCGTTGAAGAACAGCGCATTGGGGGCCGTGAACATGGTGCAGGCCGCGCAGGCCGCCCCTCTTGCTGCCCAGGCCAGCGCCAAGCCTTTCCCCCTCAATACCGAGAACAACCACGAAATCAACATTCATGGTGACGTCAATGTTCACACGCCGGCGACAGACGGCCGCGGTATCGCAAGCGAGTTGGGTGCGCTGGGCGGCAGCCAGAATTTGGTGAACCAGGCGAATACAGGGACTTTCTGATGCCGCTTATTCCTTTCCCGAATGTGCCGCAGGTGCCTGGCGTCCCCGCGATTCTGCGCGAGACGACGATCCCGTCGCTTGGCGAGCTGGCCAATCTTGGCCTCGGCGCCATCGCCGCGCTGATCTTCGGCATCCCGCGCTGGGGGCTGTATGACCAGGATGGCCAGCAGGTGCTTCTGTTCGACACCTTCCTGGGAATCCGCTTTCGCAACGGGTCGAGGATATCGAGCTTTCCGGTGGAGCAGGGCTCGTTCTCGTCGTTCAACAAGGTGGACACGCCGTTCGACGCCATGCTGCGGTTTGCCCTAAGCGGCGACACGGCATCGCGCGGTGCGCTGCTGAACACCCTGGAGGCGTTGAAGGGGAGCGTCGACCTGTTCTCGGTGGTGACGCCAGAGATCGTCTATCCGTCGGCCAACGTGGTGGCGTATTCCTACGAGCGGAACTCGCGCTCCGGGCCCAGCCAGCTGATCGTGGATCTGTACGTCGAGGAAGTGCGGCAGACGGCGCAGGCAGCCTTCAACAGCACCGCGGAGCCGGACGGCGCTGGCGAACAGAACAACGGGCAGGTGCAGAGCTTTCCGCTCGGCACCGAGCCCGGCGAGCCGTTGATTCTGACGACGGAGTTTCAATGAGGAAAATCCCTTTGCGCGCCGTGCCGGCGCAGACCTGCAGCGTGGTGCTGGGTGGCCAGAATTGCCAGGTCAGCGTCTACCAGAAGTCCACGGGGGTCTACCTCGACCTGCAGGTGAATCACGAGCCGGTCGCCATGGCGGTGCTGTGCCATGACCGCGTCTGGCTGATCCGGGAGACCTACAGCGGCTTCGTGGGCGACCTGAGCTTCGTCGACACCCAAGGGCGCGATGATCCTGTCTACACCGGCTTCGGGGGTCGGTTCCAGCTGATGTATCGAGAAAGCGCAGACCTATGAGCTTCGTCAAACGCCGGATCGACGTGACGATCAACCTAGCCGAGGGTCAGTTCGGTGACAATGTCGGCCCCGCTGTCACCCTGTCCGGCTACCGTGTTCAGGCGGCCGTCGTGGCCTACAACGGGGACGCGCAGGCCCAGCTGCAGCTGCGCATCTTCGGCCTGTCGCAGGACATGATCAACAAGCTGACCGTGGTTGGGCCAATCCTGACCGAGCGGCGTAACAACCGCATCCTGGTCGCGGCCGGAGACGTGGGCGGTGACGCACTGACCGTTGTCTATGAGGGAACTATCTCCCAGGCCTGGGCTGACTACAACCAGGCGCCCGAGGTGGTCTTCAATGTGGTGGCGCTCGCGGCAGCGTTCGAGGCAGTGAAGCCAACCAACGCGCGCAGCTACCGGGGAGCGATACAGGCGGCGACCGTCGCGCAGGACCTGGCCAAGGCCATGAATCTGGCCTTCCAGAACAACGGTGTGGATGTGGCGCTGTCCAATCCATATTTCCCCGGCACCGCGCTGGACCAGCTGAAAGCCTGCGCTCGCGCGGCGCGGTTCAACTACACGATCGACCGTGGGGTTTTGGCAATTTGGCCGCTGGCCGGAGCCCGCGCCGATGAGCCCGTGCTGATCCAGGCGGGCGACAACCTGGTGGGCTACCCGACCTTCACCGGAGGCGGCGTGGAGTTCACCGTGCTGTACACCCCACAACTGGGCCTCGGAAACCGCGTGCAGGTGATTTCGGTCATCGAGGCGGCCCACGGGGAGTGGACGGTAGTGAGCCTCGTGCATCAGCTCGAGGCGGAGGTCCCGGGCGGCGCCTGGGTGTCAAGAATCTTGTGCCAGAGGCCCGTAAATGGCTGAGCCTCAATTCGGGTACCGCGGACAGGCCGCGGCCGCCGACGGTTCCCAGGACTTCGGTGCGCTCACGTTCCTGGTAACCCAGATGCTGAACCGGCTGAACACCTGCACGCTGGTGCGCGTGATCGCGGTGACGAACAACGGCGGGGTGTCGCCGGTCGGCTTCGTCGACGTGCAGCCGCTGGTGAACCAGTTGGATGGAAACGGGAATGCGGTGCCGCATGGCCAGTTGTTCCAGCTGCCGTATTTCCGGCTGCAGGGCGGCACCGACGCGGTGATCCTCGACCCCAAGGTCGGGGACATCGGCATGGCGGCATTCGCCAACCGGGACCTGTCGGCAGTCAAGGGCAGCAAGCAGCAAGCGAACCCCGGGTCCTGGCGGACGCACGATATGGCCGACGGCCTTTACTTCGGCGGCCTGCTCAACGGCGCGCCGGTGCAGTATGTGCAGTTCACCGAGGGCGGTATCAACGTGGTGTCGCCTTCCAAGGTGACAGTGGTGGCTCCCCGCGTCGAGGTGGACGCCAGCGAACAGTGCGCCCTGAACTCGCCTCAGATCGTGCTGAATGGCACGGTGCAACAGGGGGCCGGCTCATATGGTGGCACCTCGACCTGGCAGGGCAACATGAATACGCTGGGCACGCTGCGCAACAACGGCAAGGACGTCGGCTCGACGCACACCCATCCGGGCGTGCAGACCGGCCCCTCGAACACCGGAACTCCGAACCCATGAATACGCTGCTACTCGACCGCACCGCCTGGGATCTCGTTCTGGATGCTGCGGGCAACATCGCCATGGCTTCGAACCCGTACGCGGTGGCCCAGGACGTGGCCAGCGCCATCAAGCTGTTCCGTGGCGAGCTGTTCTATGACACGGCCAAAGGCATACCGTACTGGACCGAGGTGCTGGGCCAGTTGCCGCCCTTGGCGCTGGTGCGCGAACGGCTACGCGCCGCCGCCTTGACGGTGCCGGACGTGGCCGACGCCATACCAACCATCACCGCATTCGAGAATCGCCGCCTGAGCGGCTATGTCGAAGTCACGCTGACCAACGGCACGACATCGACCATCACTTTCTAGGGACCCCATGGCTACCTCCCAAGTACCGCGCGTGCAGTTCACGCCGGAAGGCCTCGTATTGCCTCAAGAATCCGAGATCCTGGCCGGCGTGCTGGCGGACATGGACAGCGCCTTCGGTGGCGGCCTGAACAAGAGTCTGGAGACACCACAGGGCCAGCTGGCCAGCACCACCACGGCGATCATTGGGGACAAGAACAGCGAGTTTGCCTCGTATGTGAACCAAGTGGACCCGGCCTTCGCCGCTGGGCGGATGCAGGATGCTATCGGCCGCATCTACTTCCTGGATCGCAAGCCCGGAACGGCCACCACAGTGATCGCGACCTGCATGGGGCTGACGGGCGTCACGATTCCGGTGGGAGCGCGAGCGCAGGCGGTCGACGGCAATATCTACCTGTGCACGCAGGCCGGCACCATCCCATCCTCGGGCAGCATCGACCTGCCGTTCTCCTGCTCGGTCAACGGTCCGATCAGCTGCGCGGCCGGCGCGTTGAACCAGATTTATCAGGCGATCCCGGGCTGGGACTCGGTCTTGAACGCGGACGCGGGCACCGTGGGCAGCAATGTGGAGTCGCGTGCCGAGTTCGAAGAGCGCCGGCGCCAGTCTGTGGCTATCAACGCCCGAAGCTCGCTGCAGTCCATCTACGCTGCCGTGGCAAACCTGGACGGCGTCATCGACGTCTACGTGACGGAGAACAACCTGTCCATCTCCCAGACCATCGGCGGCGTGTCGCTCGTGCCACATTCCATCTGGGTGGCGGTGGTGGGCGGCGAGGCGGCGGACATAGCCATGGCCATCTGGCGCAAGAAGAGCAATGGCGCAGACTACAACGGGAACACGTCTTACACGGTCGAGGACCGGGACGGCTATTCCTATCCGTATCCGTCCTATGTGGTCAAGTGGGAAACTCCCGCCGCACTGCCGGTGAAGTTCGCAGTTCAGTTGGCCAACAACCCGACGCTGCCTTCGAACATTGTGGACTTGACCAAGCAGGCCATCATCGACGCGTTCAACGGCGCCGACGGCGGCCAGCGTGCGCGGATTGGATCAACCATCTACGCTAGCCGCTTCTACGCGCCCGTGTCGCTGCTGGGCACGTCAGTGTCGATCCTTTCCTTGCTACTTGGCGATTCCACGCCTACGGCGGCCAGCCTGACCGTGCCCATCAACCGGCGCCCGACCGTGTCGGCTGCCGATATCGCGGTGACCTTGGTATGAGCGTGCAACCGAAACCTGGCCTGGTGGCGCGGACCATCATCAGCCAGTACGCGAACAGCCCGACGCTCGTCCAGTTGGCCAACAACATGGGCGACTACATCAATCCGGACACGGATTTCGACGCCTTCTACAACTTCGTCTGGAACGTGGAAACGGCGCAGGGGTTTGGGCTGGATATCTGGGGCAGAATTGTGGGCGTCGGGCGCATGCTGACGGTCCCGGGCGACGTCACGTACATGGGCTTCGACGAGGCCGCGAGTTGGCAGCCTTTCAACCAGGCCACCATGTACACCGGTGCGCAAGCGACGCAGACCTATCGGCTGGCGGATGACGCCTACCGAAAGCTGATCCTGGTCAAGGCGTTGGCCAACATCTCGGATTGCACTTCGCCGAGCCTGAATAGGCTGCTGTCAAATCTGTTTGCGGGTCGCGGCCGGTGCTACGTGTCCGACACGGGAAACATGGAGTTTCGCTATACGTTCGAGTTTCCGCTTGAACCGTATGAGGTAGCTATTCTCACCCAATCCGGGGCCATACCCAAGCCAGCGGCGGTGCTGGCGAACGTCCTTCAGTTGGACGTTCCGGCGACTTTTGGGTTTAACGGTACTGGTCTCCAGCCATTTGGGTATGGCGTTTTTTTCACATCTTCGGGGCTCATCAATGCAAGCCAGTAATGCACCCACCAAGATCCAAATCCCTTTTGCGAACAGCGGGGCGAAGAACACTATCCCCATCGAATCGCAGATAGGCGTGACGCCGGGGCTGGCGTCGTACACGACGGGGTTCCCTCCGCTGACCATGACGCCGGTCGTTGCTGGTGGCGTTCCTCCTTACGGTCAGGATGTCAATGGCATCTTGAATGCTATCACCGCCATTCAGCAGTGGCAGAGCGGTGGCGGCCTGTTCAAGTATGACGGCGTTTGGTCGGCGGCCAATTCCGGCTATGCCGCTGGCGCGCTTTTGGTGCGAGCGGATAACGGCGGACTTTGGTTCAATTCAGTCGACGGTAATACGACGGACCCGGACGCGTCTGGCACGGGCTGGGAGCAAGTTCCCGTCGGTATCGCAACGCAGGTGGAGACAAACGCCGGGACCAATGACACAAAGGCGATTACCCCGAAGAAGCTGCGCTTCGCCTTCGGCGCGCTGCTTGCTGCCAATGGCTATATCGCATTTCCGTCGTGGTTGGGCGGCCTGATTATTCAATGGGGCGGCGGGATAACTGGGGCGTCAGGGTCCGGATCCGTGACCTTCCCCGTGGCATTCTCCTCTGCAGTTTTCAGAAATTTCCCGCTTGTCCTGGGGCCTGGGTATATCGATACTTTGACGACGGTGAACACTGGGTTCACTTTCACGTCGGTCGGTGGCTCGTCCGGCGTGAATTTCAACTATTTCTCGATTGGAGTATGAGCCATGGAGGTGAAAGAAAATTCGGGTGGTGCCGAAGGGCCGGAAGCAGTCGTTTCCAAGAGATATTTCAGCGCATCTCGCGTGGCGTTCTATGACGTTGCTTTGCGGTCCGCATATGACAAGGCGGGGTCGTGGCCGGAGGATGCGAAGCCTATCGATGACATGTTGTACCGGTCTTTCGCGGCAGTTGATGCTCCCGCGGGTTGTAGGCTTGGGGTAGGTCCGGATGGAATGCCTGTTTGGATGCCGAATGAGTAAAATGCCAGGCATTCATCTGCATCGGCTATTTCATGGATCCACGTAGAAGAAGCATAGTCACCGCGATTTCTGCAGTAGGAGGGCTCGCGATATCCAAGGGGGCATTCGGTATGCCAAGCGTTCTGTCGCCCAGAGTAAGCCCACCCGGATTTGGCTTTGTTCCGGGAAATGTTTATAGCTGCAAAGGTCCCGGATTTGCGGTCCACGACATTGATCTGAGTGCCGCTTTCGACGCGCAATTCGCGACGGATTTGGGGTCTAAGGAGGTGTTCATCGACCCCAATGGCTCAGACGCCAACACTGGACAGCAGAACTTGCCGCTGAAGACGCTCGCCGCGGCACTGGCAAAGCCGAACGTAGGGCGCATCTGGGTGAAGCCAGGCATCTACACAGAGCGTTTCGACGTTCGAGCGTCACAAGCTACTGTGGGTGGCGGGCTCCGCGCTCGCCCCATTCGCATTGAGGCCTGGGGGGGGCCTAATACAGTCACGTGGCGCGCTCCTGGCGCACAGCCCGCGGAAATGGCTTGGACCTCGGTTGGGATGCTTTTCCAGGCCACGCCGCCCGGCGGCCAATATGTGAACTTCATCCTTTTTCGCGAGGATGGGCGCGAGATACCCATTCCCTATTTTCCGACAGCTGCTCAGGCGAACGATGCCGCATCTGGTTGGTCGCAGGACCCCATAACGAAGACAATTTCACTTCGTCACGAGAACCGTAATATTTCTCTACCAGGGGAAAAATCCAGGCTGGAGATCATGTATCTGCGGCCCAATGACAATCTGGTATATGGCGCGACGACTTATTTGCGCCATATAAATTTTCGGGGAGACAACCAATTGCTCGTTGCCCCGGAAGGATCGTTTCTCCCGACCCTCTACGCCAAGAACTGCACGTTCCAGTATCTGGCATATCACAACGTGAGCATGCTCGGCGCCACGTCCTTCTTCCAGGAATGCTTGTCCGAGAACTGTCTTGGTGGAGATGGGTGGAATTATCACGATGATCCTGCGACTGGCGCCGCCTGCGTGGGCCTTGAGGTCGACTGCATCGGCCGGAACAACGGGCTACCGCACTACCGCGATTTTGACGGCGGGAGAGACAAGCAGGGTAGCAGTGGGCACGAGAACGCGGTGCTATGCCGCGTTAATGGTCTGTACGAGCGTAACTACGGCCAGGCGATTGCAGATACCGGCGCCAGCAGCAAGTCATGGATGGTGGGTACCAAGATGATTAGTTCCAGAGGTCCGAACCCCATCAACATGACTGTTCAGACGGGAGCAGGCTCGCTGTGGGCTGAAGGGACTGTGTGGTTGGACAATGTCCAAGCAGCAGATCGGACATGGCCCATGGGGCTCTGGGCGGACGGTAGTGCGAATTTGCACGACTGTGCTTTCGCGGGTGCCATCGCCAGCATTGGGGGCCCCGGCGTAATAGCCGAGTATGACCCTCTCGCGCCTTAGAAGAAGTACAAGAAATGCCTTTGTGCCCGCCACGAGCGGGCTTTTTTTCGTCTATAGGGGACGCGATTGAACATCCAAGACTTCGACGCCTTCGCAGCAAAGTTCGCCGGGGTGCTGGGCGCGGCCGTGTCCATGCGCTACCTGCAGGGCTCGTGGCCGGCGCGCTTGAGCATGGCCGCGAGCGGATCGTTGGTGGCCTATTACGCGTCGCCGTACCTGTCACTGCTGCTGGGAATTCCGGAGGGGCTGGCTGGCTTCCTGACTGGCATGTTTGGCATGGCCATCGTGTCGCGCGCGTGGGAGGCCGTTCAGGCTGCGCCCATTGGAGCGCTGTGGCAGGCCGTGATTGACCGCGTGCGTGGCAAAGGGGCGTGACCATGGACAGCACCATCTACTTGACCCTGTGGGCCGTGCTGGCCTTCGTCAGCTGGCTCATCGTCGCCGGCGGCGCGGTGCTGGCGGTCTTCTCCCGCGCCATCAAGGACACGACCTTCGAGCGGATCGGCCTGGCCGCGGTCAGCCTGACCGCCACTGGCGCCGCGTGCCGGATCTTCATGGCCGGTTGGGCCAGCGCCGGCGATGCCGCGCTTGCCGCGTCGGCCGCCTTCTACGTTGCTGCGGTGACGGCAAAGCACATCAGGAAACCCACGCTATGACCCTGAATTCCATCGTTTCCGACGCCATCAACCCGGCGCTGGCGCTGCTGCCGGCCACCATGGACACGCCGGCGGCGCGCGTCATGCTGCTGGCGAAGCGGTCCCCCAATGGAACGCCGCTGTTCCAGAACCCGTGTCCCGATTGTGGCGTGGTCCGGTTCAGCGACCGCCGCCGGCTGGGCAAGCCTTGCATGGCATGCGCGAATCGCCGTCGCGCCACCCACGGCCTCACAGATCATCCCCTGTACCGAAAGCTGCAGAACATGCGCAGCCGCTGCGAGATTCCCACCGCGAGCGGCTACGAGTACTACGGCGGCCGGGGGATTTCGGTGTGCGATGAGTGGCGAAAGAGCCCGGCCACCTTCGTGTCCTGGGCGTTGGCTAACGGGTATCGGCCAGGCATGGAGATTGACCGGATCGATGTCAATGGGCCTTACAGCCCCGGCAACTGCCGATTTATCCCTCATGCAGAGAATTCCAGGTTGCGGCGCAACTCGCAATGCACCGAGGAAAAGGCGGCCATCGTGCGCGGCGCGCTGGCTGATGGCGCATCGGTCGGAGCCGCAGCCAATACGGCGGGCGTGCCGTACATGGTCGCCTGGCACATCCACAAGGGAAACACCTGGAGATCGAAATGACCCCTCAAGAGTTCAACGACCGCGCGCTGAACCCCGCTCTCAGCCTGTTGCCAGCGGTGATGGATTCCGCACAGGCGCGAGTGATGTTGATTGCCATCGCTCTTCAGGAGTCACGGCTGACCCATCGCTGGCAGGTCATCGACCCGAAGCGGCCGGACGTCAAGGGCCCGGCCCGAGGGCTGTTCCAGTTCGAGAAGGGCACGCGGGCCAGCCGCGGAGGTGTGTGGGGCGTGTTCCTGCATACGGCGAGCAAGGGCCACTTGGCGGCCCTCTGCAAGGCCCGCAGCGTGTCCTGCGACCCGGACGCGATCTACGCGGCCTTGGAGTACGACGACGTGCTGGCGGCCGGCGTGGCGCGGCTGCTGCTGTGGACCGATCCGAAGGCGCTGCCGGCCGTGGGTGACGCGGACGCGGCCTGGGCGCTGTACCTGCGCACCTGGCGGCCGGGCAAGCCCAAGCCGGATAGCTGGCCGGATCTCTACCGCCAGGCCGCCGCGCAGGTGCAGCCGTGAACCCGTTCTGGAAGATGGCCGCGCCCTGGCTCGGCGGCGCGGCGGTGGTGATGGTGCTGGGCGCGGGTGTGGTGCTGTATGGGTCCAGCCGCTACGACGCCGGCGTCACCAAGGAGCGCGCCCGCGCCGAAGCCGCGCAGCGCGCCATGACCGAGGCCTACCAACTGGAGAAAGATCGTGCTGATGCCCAATACCGTGGTGCCGTCCTGGCGCGCGAGGCTGCGAAAGCTGGCCTGGCTGCTGCCCTTGCTGACCTTGACCGCGTGCTCCGCGCCGCCGGCCGTGATCCCGCGAATCCCCGAGCCGGCCGCCGACCTGATGAGGCCGGCGCCGACTGGATCGGAGGTTTTGCAGCGTGCTACGCGGAATATGCAGACTTGGCTGCCGACGCAGCAGGATGGGCCGACCAGGTGAACGGCTTGCAGGGCTTCATCCGCGGGCTACGCGGCGCCAATCCCTAGACCGCGTCCGCCCGCCGGGCCGACCAGAACCAGTGGCTATGCTTGGCGCGCCGGGCCTTCTGGCGCCGGAAGGTGACGCGCACCCGGCCGGCGTGCCCGGCGTCGATCTCGACCGGGTAATCGCGGTCCTCGGCTGTGGCGGCCGGCGGCAGGGTGAGGGCGGCCTGGGCCACGTACTGGCCGGGGACGTGCTCAAGAATTCCGTTATCGTCCATGGTTGTCTCCTATCATGACGCGGCGCGCAGGGCCGCCAGGGCGTTGCGGGCGGTGCCGGCCACCTCGACGTCGGCGCCGCGGCACGCCAGCAGGTGGTCGGCCCATAGCGCCAGCGCCTCGCGCCGCTCCTTCCAGTAGCTGTACTGGTCGTAGATCCCCTCCACGCCCTTGAGCTTGTGATTCAGGCACATCTCCGAAATGTCGCGGTCGACGCCCAGGGCGCGCATGTGCGATTTCGCGGTCGATCGTAGGTCGTGGGGGGTGAAGGGCCGCACGTTGGGTTTGGCGTTCTCGAACCAATAACCGATGGCGCCCCAGACGGCATCCTTACCGATCGGGGCATCGCCGCCACCTTTGCGCAGCCGTGCCACCGAGCGCGCCGGCACGATGTAGCGGGAGTCCAGCGCCAGCGCGTCCAGCTCGCGGAACCATTCCACGACAGGCGGCGCTAGGGGGATGTCCATGGCGGGCCCGGTCTTTGACGCAGGGATATGCCATAGGCCAGCGCCCAGGCGCTTCACTGTGTGCTGGTCGACGCGCACATGCTCGCGCAGCGCGGTGGTGAACTCGGATACCCGCACGCAGGTGGCCAGGATGATCCAGACGCTGAGCTGGTTCTGGCGGTTCATGCCGGCGCCGCGCATGACCTGGGCCAGCTCGTCGTCGGTCAGCATCAGGCGCACCTTGGCCTTGGGCCGCTTGCCGATCAGGGATTCCAGGCTGATGCCCATGGCTGGGTTGACCTGGATGATGTGCTGCCCGGCGGCATGCTTGAACAGCTCGCGGGTGACGATGTACAGCGCCTCCGTCTCGCGCCAGCCCGCGGCGGTGGCGAATCCGTCCTTCGTCTTGCGGATGAGGTCGATGACGTCGCCAGGCACGACACCATCGACGGCACGGCCGCGCCAGGATTTTTCGATCCGGCGCAGCTGGCGCTCGTACAGCTTCTGGCTGTTGGGCGCCAGGTGGCGCAGCACCTTGGCGCGGTAGTCGTCGACCAGCCAGTCGATGGTCTTGGCAGCGCGGGCCTTCTGCTTGGCCTCGCGTTTCTCGGCGGCCGGATCTTTGCCGGCGTCGATCATGGCGCGCAGTCGGCTGGCCTCCTTGCGCGCTTCGGCCAGTGTGATATCCGGGTAGTTGCCGATGGTGGCCTCGGCGCGCCGGCCGGGCATGCGGTAGCGCAGCACCCAGGCCGCGGTGCCCGCCCTGGAAAGGGTGAAGGTCAGGCCGCCGCCGTCGGACTTGGCCAGGGGCGCGCCGGCGCGGATCCAGCTCTTGATCTGTACGTCGGTCAGGAGGCCCTGCAATACACGCTTTGTCGCCATGGTTCCCTCGGTTTTGGGTAGCTGGGCGGTTTGGCTACCCACCTAGCTACCCATTTTTGGTGAGCTGGGAGGATAACGCCTGAGAAGCCAAGAAACCAAGCCGCAAGGATTTGTGCGGCTTTCAGAGGGGCGATGATAGGTGGTGAGAAGTCCGGAGCATCAGACCAAGATTATGTCGTACTTTTCCTGCGAATACGTGCTCTCGACTTCCAGCGACACCCGCTTGCCCACGAAGTCGCCCAGCATCGCCAGGTGCTGGCTTTCCTCTTCCAGGAACAGGTCCACCACGTCCTGCGACGCCAGGATGCGGAATTCCTTGGGATTGAACTGGCGCGCCTCGCGCAGGATCTCGCGCAGGATCTCGTAGCAGACCGTGCGCGGCGTGCGCACGTTGCCGCGCGACTCGCACATGGGGCAGGGCTCGCATAGCTGGTGCGCCAGCGAATCACGGGTGCGCTTGCGTGTCATCTCCACCAGGCCCAGCTGCGTGAAGCCATTGACCGTCATGCGGGTGCGGTCGCGCGCCAGCGCCTTCTTCAGTTCGGCCAGCACGGTCTCGCGGTGCTCCTGTTCCTCCATGTCGATGAAGTCCAGGATCACGATGCCGCCCAGGTTGCGCAGCCGCAATTGACGGGCAATGGCCTGCGCGGCTTCCAGATTGGTCTTGAAGATGGTGTCGTCGAAGTTGCGGCCGCCGACGAAGCCGCCGGTATTGACGTCGACCGTGGTCAACGCCTCGGTCTGGTCGATGATCAGGTAGCCGCCCGACTTCAGGTCGACGCGGCGCGACAGGGCCCGCGCAATCTCCTCGTCGACATTGGCCGTATCGAACAGGGGGCGCTCTCCGCTGTAATGCTGGATGCGATCGACCACGGAAGGCGTATAGACGCGGGCCCATTCCAGCATCGCCGCGGTGGTGGTGCGCGAGTCGACCAGGATGGCGCCCGTCGACGGCCCCACCATGTCGCGCAGCACTCTCTGCGCCAGTGTCAGGTCCTGGTGCAGCAGCGCCGGCGCCGGTTGGGTGCGGGCCGCGGCCTGCACACTGGTCCAGAGCTTGCGCAGGTATTCCAGGTCGGCCGCCAGTTCCTCGTCATTGGCGCCTTCGGCCTGGGTGCGCACGATGAAGCCGCCTTTTTCCTCGCTAGGCATCAACGCCTGCAGCCGCTCGCGCAGTTGGATGCGCTCGGACTCCGAGTCGATCTTCTGCGAAATGCCGATGTGCGGATCGTGCGGCAGGTACACCAGCATGCGGCCGGCCATGCTGATCTGCGTCGACAGGCGGGCGCCCTTGGTGCCCAGGGGATCCTTGACCACCTGGACCATGATGGTCTGCCCCTCGAACAGCAGTTTTTCGATGGGCGTCGGCGTCAGGCCCTGGCTGCGCTCGCCCCGGTTCTCGCGCAGGTCCGCGATGTGGATGAAGGCGGCCCGCTCCAGGCCGATGTCGATGAAGGCGCTCTGCATGCCCGGCAGCACCCGGACCACGCGTCCCAGGTAGATATTGCCGACGTGCCCGCGCTGGATGCTGCGTTCCACGTGCAGCTCCTGCACCGATCCTTGCTCGACCAGCGCGACGCGGGTCTCGAAAGGCGTGACGTTGATCAGGATATCTTCGCTCAACGCGATGGTGGGGGGCAT